GCTTATTGTATTATTTTAGACAATCATATTAGTGTATTCCAGAACTTTGCTAATTCTGTTACTGTATTGTGTGATTTTGCTGGTCTCTGCGCTAACGTAACGTTTGTTGGGTGGGTAAGTATCTATAATTTGTCTAACGTATTCTCTGAGTCCTTGCATAGCTGGGTATTGGTTTAATAAGCACAGCATCTTGCCTTACGTCAGTATAGCTTCTTTATTTGATCCTGGTTGGTAATTGGTCTTCACGGACAGACCGTGTTTGACGAAACTAGATGGGAAATCTTTCACGGCATGTTACTCACCAGATACATCAGTTGTTACTGTGAACTTGCAGAATGTTTGACCATCATTTTATGTGGTGTTTTAAGTGAGACTGAAACCCAACATCGAAGCGGCTTTATCAAGGTATTCAGTTAGTTTTAAATCATTGCAAGGTATGATATTATCATCACCTTCATCCTTAGAGTTCTTGCCACCGGATACGTAAGGTGTGAGGTCTCTTTCATTTATAGCTACGTTTAGCCAGTGTTCGAGACTATTATTGTTACTATTTTCAGCTAAGTAAAGAGCCAAAGCGAATTGCACGAACATGTGTGTCAAGTACGTATTGCCCCAGGATGTCGATTTCTCGCCAGAGGCACGAGCATAACTACACATTATATCAAAAGCCTTGGTCTTCAACCTCATAGGTTGATTCACTATAGCATTCCATAGGACACCTATAATTGGTTGGACTTTGGAGGCTAGTTTAACAATGTAGTTTTCGATTTCGGCGCACCACCTTTGTTGAGAACTGTCGTAACTAGAAAAATCTCCTTCAATGACATATCTTGATTTAGTGGTGTTGTCCAGTATTTGCTGTGCTATAAGTGATTGATCTAGAGCTTTAACAAAAGTTGGTATCTCATACAGTGTTTTCTAAACGTAATAATTGGCTGTCTCCGTCAAATCTCTTAGTGTATTGCTCCTAGCTGATATTGCTCTACCTATAGTCCCTGTGCTTTATAAAACCTCTTTCTTACAAAAGATTTTACAATAGTTTTCTACTTGCTTAGGGTAGGTGTTTAAAAACAAGTCAGTAGTTAATTGCTTAATTCTTTGTTTTCTTTTGTTTGCGCTCAGTTTTTTCATGTTTTCAAGTGCTGCGATTGCTATTTAAGTTATATCTTAATCTATGGCAGGGATCTGATTTTGGAACAAATTAGCAGCATATTGTTTACAAAATTTAGAAAATGTTTTGATTTGTTTGAAATTGACCTATGTGGGTGGGTTGCTAGTTCTATAGTAAGTGGAAACAAACGAGTCAAGTGCACAACCACATTACACGTGATAG